GTGAAAATTAACTCTGCTGATTTTATCCAATTTATCACGATAAAGCAGGGTATTTCGGATAGCTCCATCAGGCACGTGTTGAGTCGTCTTGGTATATTCATCGAGTGGTGTGAAAAACCCGAAAACCTTGTCACAAACATCACTGTCAATCATATTGAGCGGTTTCTCTTTGAACTGAAAAATAAAGGCCTCCACACTAACACAATTAATACATACATTTTTATGCTTCGGCAACTTCTAGCTTACCTAAGGGATCGTGAGCCAGAAACTGAAGATTTTCTTAAAGGTATTAAGTCTTTTCCCAAAATTAAACCAGTAATTGATGTACTTTCTGTTAATGAAATTGAGGCGATACTCTCTATCGATATGAGTTATGGTAATTTTAGAGGTAGAGATTGCAGCAGACTGAACACTGTTTATAAAGCAATGATCCGCTTTTTAGCCACAACAGGCTGCCGATATGATGAGTGCGCCAGCTTAACACTTGCAAACCTTGACATTTCAAATGGTAAAGCCAGATTCATTAAAACTAAAAACACAGAATATAGACTTGCTTTCATATCAGAGCCTTTGGTTTCAGAACTTCAATACATTATTGATTCAGAGAAAAAGGAACGAACCGACCTTATTTTCACAAGCATGATGAATACCAAGATACGTGAGCAAGAATTTATTCCAGATCTGAAAAGAAGGGCAGTTGATGCAAAAGTCACTAAACGTGTCCATCCACACCTTTTTAGACATTCCTTTGCGACTCAGCTGCTCTCTTCAGGGGTGGAAATTACCAAAGTTGCCGACCTTCTTGGTCATAAAGACATTCAAACAACCTTTAATAACTATGCTCATTTAGCAGATGAAACACTTAGAAAAGCTACTTTCATGCATCCAATGATTCGAAATAACATACCTGCCCCCGAGTTGTTGAAACAGGCAATTGATGCCGTGAGGAGCTTTAAGTTAGAGCAGGATAAGCGATTTGATATGGTTGTTCTCGAGCAACAATTAGCGGGACTATGGGCTTGTATCAAGTAAGGAATAGAAATGTTCGTGTGCGCATTTTTCACAGATTCCATGGCTCATTTTAAGTTTATTGCTGATTTTCCTGTATCTTTCACTTATGCACCAGGCACACGGGAAATAACCCACTAAGTGCTGTAATTTAACCATGGTTTGGGGAGGAAGTATTTTCATATTTCCCCGAGGATACCATGCGATTCTTTACTAAACTGTAGGAAGGAACCAATTAGTCGGCGTGAGCTAGGTAGTCTAGATAAATGTTTGAGAACATGTAGTCACCACCCATCGCTTTCCAAGATTGTTTTGCTACTCCAGGAACTTGCTCAGGCAAGTATCCGTCATTGCAAATGGCGTCATCATATTTTTTAGCATTTCTCTTGGTTTTCATATCAAGCACATCAGCCGGTTCCAATCCACACAACTCACAAAACCTAATTAAAAGAAAAAGAATATCTCCAACCTCACTTGCCACTGGCCAAACATCACCTGTAACAAAGGATTCCATTAGTCCGCCCCAAAGCTCCTTAAGCTCGTTCTCTAGCATTTTATAGACTTCTTCAACAGTATCTCCTTCTTGCCAGGCTCGCCTATTTTGACCTTGTCTGAGGACTCCCTCAATTGCGTGTTCAAGTGTTACCATAAACTCCTTTGACCAAAAAAGCCGTCATACTAGGACGGCTTTAATGTAATTGCTATTAAAGCCTTTATTGAATTGCTGGGTTAACTTTTGCCATAAGTTCTTCTACATCTATTAAGTCTTCGGTTTTTTTCAATTGGACATTCTTTGCCCAACCAAAGAAGGATTTTGCCAAGATTAATATGGCATCAGCTAGGGTGATATGAGCCACCGCATGGGTAGTTAGTAGGTCGTTATACTTTTTTTGCCAATCACTTGCGGAGTTTTGTGCAACAACCAACTGAGTATTTAATTCACCTTTTTCCTTTGCTATAGCGTCAATCTGGTTTTGCTTTAGAACTACTTGCCCCTGTACTACCCCAAGGCTTTCTTCGGTTTTTATTCGTGCTGAAATTGCGTTGTCCAGTAGGGTCTTTTGCACATTTAGGTCGTTTAGCGCTTGATCTTTAAGTCTGCTAACTTGCTCTACTCTATTAGAGAGCTCTGCTGTGGCTGCATTGATCTGGTTCTGAACATCAGTTCCTCGAGACTTATACCCTGCAACTACCCTCTGAACATCCTCAAATGAGGTAAGAGCTGGGTCGGTGGGCAACTCCACATATTTGACCGTTAGGTCCCATTTCCCACTGTTTCCTACCAGTTTGCTGAACAAAACAGTATCAATAGTCATTGTATTTGCCATAACTACTCCCCCTTGATTTAGCTCTTTTAGAGCTGGCTCAGGATCAATAAATCCTTTATAGCCATTAGTTTGATTTAATCTCACCTTGTTTTCATCACTCATCGTTAAGCCCAAATGGAGATGATCTCCTTGTACATTTCCGCTTCCGCCCATTCGAGCAATCTTTTGACCTCGTTTGATTTTTTGCCCTGGCTCCACTAAGTTGAAAGCGTTGTGGGCATACCACCAACAGCGCTTAGTTAATGGATTCCACACGGCGGTCAAATAGCCGTACGCATCGAATCTTTCGCCAGGGTCAACGTCACGTAAAACTTCACCGTCTTCAACGGCATAAATGTCTTTGTCTTCGAGAACTTTATTTACGAGGGGAACTAAATCTAAACCTTCATGCCCATTAAAGCCAAATTGCCTGTAATACTCAGGACGTTTCCCAAAAGTTTGGGTAAGGCGATAACCACCTTTAAAAGGAGTTGTGGGCAGCATACAATAATAGTAGCACTATTTTGATTTACTGCGAATCAGTAAGAACGACCATGATACAGTAAACCAGCTTGCATCAAAAAACAACGTACGTAGTAATGAATAGTGAGTAGCTAATTGATCCTGATTAGTTAAGAAAAAAAATGAGATTATCGTATTAGCAATTGAAATAGCTAAAAATGTTCCAAACAAGAAGATGAGTGCAGTGAGTGTTGGTTTTAATAAAAGGCGGGCTTTTTTATACTCAGCAATGAGTGACACCAAAAGAATTGCTGTTGGAGGGAGTGACCCAAGAGCGAAAATGATGTTTAGTATTCGAATGCTATCATCTGTCATGATCTGTTTTGTTTTCCTTCGATATATTTCTACCTACCATTCTAAGCAACCCTACGACCCATTTCTAGAAGTAATTGTTGTATGTATCTTCTCACTTAAGCTCTGGACTGATGCTGTGTTGCGTTCAATAGCTCTAGTATTATTATCAACAGCATTCTGAAGGGACTCACAAATCTCACCATTTTTCCTGTAGGCTTCCATTAAGTTGTCGGTCATTTGCTGAATGCGATTATCTCTAGTCTTGATGTTTTCTTTATTTTCTTCTTTTTCCTTGTGATAGAGATACATAAACACACTCGCAAATCCAAGTTGCGGCAAAAGTGTCATTAGTATTTCGTTCCAGGCTATTTCCATAATTATTTACATCAAGAATGCTAATGGTGCACCTCCCAGGCTATATTGAAATTGAATAAACGCCACAGTAATGTATTCAGGTTGGTTATCAGATGAATTAGCTGTAGTGTTAGCGGCCTGAAGTGATCCTGCTGTACTGGAAATACTTGATAAGGTGTGGTTGGGTATTTCTGTAGCATTCGGACCACCCCAACAATCTCCCTGATCACCCGATGCTTTACGAGAAGTTGTTTCCACAGCCGGCGAAACAGATCCTGTATGAGTATGGGAGGAAACAGTATGGGTGTGGCTTTGAGCTGCGTGGGTATGTGTATTGCTACCTCCTGTGGTAGTGGCAGACGCTGAGGCTGGAATCTTTAAAAATTGATCTCTCATGTCAGGGGTACCATTGCTGCCATTACACAAAACCCATCCTATTGGTATGGTAGCTAGGCTTTGAAGCCACATGGCAATGTCTCCTGGAAGTAAACCAATAGATGATCCTGAGGTGTTCTTAAACGCGTTTAAAGTTCTAAAAGCTGGTTGAACAGATTCCGATTGTGAGGTAATGGCACTATTTGAATCAGAAGTTACTGAAGCATTATCCAATAAGAAGGCGTGACTATGAGTGGATAAACCCTGAGGAGTGTTAGAACCACTTTGACGATCAATTGTTCCACCGCTATTGTTGCCTGTGGTTCCGGTATGACCGTGCGAGGTTGAGTGCGTGTGACTGACTGTATGAGAATTAGTTAAACTTCCTCCAGTTCCACCTGCATTAGCTCCCGTGCCGGCTCCTTTGAGAAATCTATTTGCTGAAGCTGTATGAAAACTCATTCCATTTCTACTAGTTGCTGAGTTGAGTAACATAGCATTATTGGGCAATGAGTTATAACCAACCGATTTAATGAATATCACTTCGTAATAAGGGGGGTCATTTGATTGACTCGAATATGTTACAGCCTCACTTGAAACTGTTTCGCTTGTCAAAGCTGATGTTGTTCCCGTATGAGAGTGGGTTCCTCGTCCGATTGAACTGCCGCCAGAATCAGACTGATTGTTTGGAATTAATAACTGATGAAAGTTGCTTGAGGTGCTGATATTGTGAGTATGTGACGCAAAGCTGTGTGAGTGGCTTGGTGAAGTATGTGTATGTGTTGATGCTCCACCTGCGCCACCAGGGTTTGTGAGATTTGGCGCACCTTTGGGATATTTACCATCAAGTGTGGTCTCACGAGAAAAACCGCCTGGTATTGAGGCGTGGGTGCTATCGTATGGAATAGTTACATTAGGCGTCAACATAATTTAACGTTTTGTATCATCAACAATTTCTTGAACTTCTACCACCTCATACTTTTTCCGCGATACGTGCTTCTTGGCTCTATCTAAAGCTTCCTTTTCCGAATCAGCAAAAAGGCTAATTGGCACTTTGTTCTCAATCACATCCCCAATCTTATTGTCGAATGCATTTAAGTAATATTTAAAAACTGTTTTGAATTTAGTCATCTTGTCTTTCTTTTTAATAATAATTAGGACATGTTAAATCCACCAAAATAACCCCGATACACATTGGTAGCGGTGCATTTGAAAATAAACGTATCGATGGCGTTAGCTGCCGTAGAGAGAGTTGGGGCAACGCCTCCAGGCCATTTGATTCCTGCGGGCCAGGTAATTAGCCGCCCTCCAGTCGCATCTTGAATAGCTGTCACCTGAAACCATTGACCAACTGTTGCGTTAGAAAATACAACGGTAGTAGAAGCATCATCAAGAGTAATGTCCCAATCGTTTGTTATGGAAAGGTCAACAGCGCCAGTTGCAATAGCAGACACGCTTTTAAGCCCTAAGAGGGCATCATTTCTTAATTTGTTGTATTGGTCTGCTGTTGCGTTAGTTCCAGCTACCACAGCACTTGATTGCACCATAATTACTCCTTATCCTATTGTTATAGTCCACCTAAATGTGAGTGTGTCATTTGAGGTTTTCACTCTGTTAATAGCTATCTTAGAAAATAAAGTTCCTGAGTTTGGAGTAGCGCTAGCGTCATATCCAAATAAACCAGCTTCACGCAAAGTTCCATTCGCCTCAGATGTGGTGAAGAAAGTTTGGAAAACTGCCTCGTTGGCAGAGTTGGATCGCACAGAGACCTGTTTTCTAAATAACTCAGCTCCCAATTGGGTGTCTGCGGCTGTGGGAGCAACTGTGTTTGTGCCTACTGCACAGTACGTAATTGTTCCCCGGTTATTACTCGTATCACCTCTTAGGGCCATGGCTATGGAAGTTTTTGCTAAAGAAGTAATGACATTATGTTGTTTAAAAACTTGTTTCTTGCCAGTTACCACATTTTCCAAAATGATTTCTAGCTCACCTTTGATTTGAATATATTGTTGAGATTCAGATTGAATGTTTTTCATATTATCCCCATTGACCGAGATCCCACCTCAACCTTGTTTGTGTTATTTCTAAAGAGTCAGTAGCCCAAGTGAAGTAAGCTCCCTGGGAGTCGATAGTTAAAGCATCGGTTAATGAGTCTGAGTTGAGGGAATCAGTGGCTGAAAATAATTCATCCACGACTTCATCATCATTAAGCTCGACTAGGTTTTTATTTGCTTCTAACAACTCGATTAAGAATTTAATAATGCCAACGGTTTTGGCACTAACTATGTCTACAGAGTATTCATACATTCCACCACCCATTGAGGTTGCAGAAACCCTTTGGACTAAGTAGTCTGCATTTACCCCATACTCAGGAAGATTGATGTTTAAAAATTGACCTGAGACAAATCCTGTTGTATGAGTTTTGAAATTTCCCTCAATAACGTTATTTGCATAATCTGTTAGTTCAGCCTGAGCTCTATCGCGCCCCGCTTGAGTTGTTCTGATTGTTTTATCAAAAATAGCAAATTCTTTTTGACCATAAGTCTCAATGGAATCAAAATCTTCTACAGCTACTAAAATTGGAATATCGTATTGATAGGTAAATGTCAGAGTGTCAGAGTCTGTGGGTGTTGTAATTGAGGCGTCTAACTCAACATATTTTTCCTGAAAGTTCAAATACGCATCAAAACCAGTTAGATTTACGTTTTTAATACCAACAGACTTACTTACTCCATTAATTGCAAAAGTGATGTCATGTGGTTTATCAGGCAGGGTAAATGATCTTTTTTTTCCATCACCTTTTTCTTCGAAAGTGAAAGTATCACTTAAGTAAGTTCCTCCCCGAACGTACACACGATTTTTAATTTGACTTGCATCCTTGCTAATATTTAAATCAAAATATTCAGCGTTAGAACTATTTATGTCAAAAGGAGCGGCATTTTCAGTAGAAGCAAAGTAGTGTACGTCTTTATCATAATCGATGTACCAATTTCTCCCTGTTAATTCAGCAATTTTTCTAAAACACTGTGAAGGCTGTAAGTAATTAAAGGTGATCTGGTCAATTGTCACCCCGAGGCCAACGTTTGCCGTGGTGATCCCAGTGCCGGCACAATAGTTTGAAACAATATCACGAATAATAAACTGATCAGTTTTGTTTTGATAAGAAGTTGCCACAAGATTTGAATCGAGTAATCGAGTGTAATCAATGCACTGAACTGTTGCTGCAACCGTTCCCATCTCTTTCTTTTTTAAGTTAGTGGAGATAATAGTTCCTCCGAAAATCTTGCTATCATCGGCCAAAGTAATAACAACCTCATCTTCTAGTTCAGGCAATCCTTGACCACTTAAGTCAACCAAAGTGAATTGTAGCGAATTAGCTTGGTCATTAAGATCATCGGTAATCGAAGGAGACATGTTGGTCACATCTGCAGTTCGATCTAATCCGGCGATGGTTATACTGTATGCCATTATTAATACCTCACGTTTTGACCAAGTTTTTTAATAATTCCATTTCCAATAGTCTCAGCCATTCTCATGGCGCTAAATTCATCTCCAATCATTGCCCCATCGAGACTAACTGTGACATGAGTCATGTTTGTAGATGCGCTATTAGAGATAGCTGCTCCAGCTATTCTCGGCTCTAGGTTAGTAGATACAGATAGCTCTCCTAAGGCTTTATTTACTTTGGAGACACCGTTTTTAACAATATCGAGGACGGAAGGTGAGTGACGCTTGGTAAGGTCAACTTTATCTTTTATTTTATCGATTAATTCTTGAATTTTGTTCCAGGCATCTTGAAATGGTTTTACTAGTTCGTTATAGAATGTTCCACCCCACCCCTTCACAAACTCAACGATGCCACTAAAAATTCTCTTAATTGCCTCACTGTTGTTAACAGTAATATTTACCAATGTTTCAAAAGCTCCTTTCCAGTTTCCAGCCAAGAGCTGTAGACCTGCTGTTAAGAAGCCGCTTATGGTGTTCCACGCTATTAAGATGATTCCAGAAATAATTTTCCAAGCCCCATCAATCATCGAAGTGATGAAGGTCCACCTATCCTTGAACCATCCCACAAACGAGTTAAATAAGGGAACCAATACCCCATTGAAGACAACGTTAAATGCGGGAAGAAATACTTCATTAAGCCAGGCAATAAAGGAGTTAAAGATAGGTAGAATGAAGTTTTCAAACACAAACTTTAAAAAATCAGCTACCTGTTGAGTGATTGTCTGAATACCTAAAAAGTTCGTTTGCCATGCAGTATATAAAGCAGCGATACCTAAGGATACTAACACCAAAGGGTTTAGCAGAGCAGCAAGTAACAATGTAATTGTTCCAACAGACAACAAAACTCCCAGCGCAATTCCCAAACCTTGTAAAAAGGTAATTACTGTTTGTTGGTTGGCAGTAATCCATTCACCAATAGGTTTAAGAGTGTTGTAGAGTCCTACAAAGAACGCCCCTGCTTCTGCAATGGCGCCTTGCACCATGGCTGTGATCTGAGGCCGTGCTGACTCTATGAAGTTCATAAAATCTAACGCAGCTACAGTTAATTTTTGAAAAATAGATCCATCCGCAACTTCGCCGGTAACGCTTACACCAAGTATTGTAGTAAATAACTCTTGAAATGATTGTTTAATATTTGATAGGGCAACTGGCAATGTTGAATTTTGCCTTTTCATAAGATCAAAGAACTTGCCACCCTTTGCAGTCATTCCGGAGAGAGCTTTTTGTACATCCTCAAACTTTACTTGCCCATCACTAACTGCTGCAATCATCTCTGCAGCGGAGACCTTAACTCTTTTAAAGCCTGTTCCGGCTGCCGCTGTGGCCGCTGTAGCGCTACCTATTTTTTGCTCATAATTTTGAACTGTGTTCTTCAAACTCATCATTGTAGATTCTTTGGCTTTACCTGCTTTTGTAGCCTCTTCAAGTCTCTTTTTAGCAATGCCCAATTTGTCATTGAGTTCGCCCACATCTACTTTCGCCTTCTTGGATGAATCTCCAACCTTAACTAACATGCCCCCACCCTTATTTGCTTCATCAACAAGTGCTTGTAAAAGGGGGACACCAGCTTCAGAAAACTGTCTCAACTCAGCCCCAGTCAATTTTGTAGCCGCTTTTACCTGACCAAAGGCTAAGATCAGCTGAGGCAACTTGTCTCTTCCAACGCCTGAAGAAATATTTCCCAACATCTCCATTGTTGGAATAACATCTTTAGCAGCCACGTTATATGCAAGAAGACGTTTTGATCCTTCTAGCACTTGTTCAAGTTCAAAAGGTGTTTCCCGGGAAAATTTAGAAATCTCTTTTAAAAGATCCTTTGCCTTTTCGGCGTCACCTACCATCGTACTGAAAGCAATTCCCGTTTGTTCAAAATTAGCAGCTGTTGCTATTGTCTCTTTTGCTAACAAGCTAAAACCAGCGCCTACTACCGTTGTGAATACTGCAGCCTTATTACTAAAATCACTGATACTTGACGTAACTGTTCCTAATTTGTCACCAAAAGAAGAAAGGTGGCCTTTTGCTTCAGTAATGCCCTCTTTAAAATTTGAGATGTCAGCACTTACGCGTGCAACTACGGAACCTAAATCGAAACTCATACTCATAAAGTATGACTTTTAAGATCAGAAAGGACAATTTGGCAAACTTTAGCAAACAATTACAGTTAGTCTGGAAACAAACTTACTTTTTATAGTATATGAAGGTTCCCTCAACACTATCCTTTTCAAAGATTATGTTAGCGATACTATGCGCATTTGCATAATCTTTTTCTTGTTGAGTGAATGTTTTTTTACCGTTATGAACGTCTATCTCAAGTAATGCTGCTTCTCTGTTGTCATATAAATAGAGATTGCAGGCTACCTTGCAATTGTTTTTCTCAATATCTCTTAATAGTTTCTCAATAAAAACCTCAGATGTATCTGATCCTTTATAAACCAAGTATCTGGTTTCATACGTTTCATGATCTTTATGAAGAAGTTCCTCGTATAAGACAGCCTCTGAGGTAGGGGTAGGAGTGGGCTCTGGGGTTGAAATCGTTGGGCTAGGTGATGTTTGCATAGTACTTTCAGTTGCTGAGGAAGAAGTGGTTTTAGGAGTGCAAGCACTGAGCATCAGAGCTGATACTCCGATAACCAACAACGTTGTTTTGTTTACTTGCATTTATTCCTTATTTTACAAGTATGCTGCTATTTTTTGAGATAGTCGCCTTAAATAGAGCAAAAGCTTGCTTATCTAGTTCTTTTGACTCATTTTTATCATCATTTGATGCATTAAACAACTGCCATAATTCCTGAGGATTCTTAACATGTGGATTTTGAATTATCGCCAGGAGAGTTTTATGTTCCTCGTTCTTTCTCCGCTCTCTAGCTTTGAATAACAGGGGAAGTTCGTCAAGATAAACATCTTCTAAGATGCTTTTTTTGGTCCACCCGTATTCAGAAGCTAGAGTATCGATCACCCAGCAGATCCACTCATCATAGTCGATGTTTTTTGAGGTGCTAGGCTGAACGCTTTTTTTACTCGATCGGCGATGGAAGCAAATTTGTTTACTTCAATTACCGTGATAATAATTTCTGTTAGTTCATCTAGACTAATAGATTTAACTTCATCATCAGTCATATCTGTAGCGATAGAAACTATTTTACACAGTTCATCAAAGCTGTTTGCAATTATGCTAGGAAGTCTTTGAATTATTCCTTCAGGAGTTATGTTTTCTAACCCTGAAATTTCTTTTGGTAAATTATTCAAAGCTTTTAGCACTTCAACATACTTGCCAATAGGTAATTTTTTAATTTCAACTTCTTTTTCTAGTGTCTCTAAATTGATTTTTTTCATATATGTTAATAATGGCGGGCTCAAGGCCTCATTGCCATTTCTTTACGCAGTCGAGTCACCAATAAGACCTAGGTAGTTACCATCGGACTTAGATTCGTCGAGCAATGCTTCAAATACCACTTCGATGACTTTTTCTTCATCAATTTTATGATTAAGAACAATCTCAGAAGCGACATATGCCTTGTGGAACACGATGTCGAAAGCTCTAGTACCTTCATTAATTGGGTGTAACACCAATTGTAGGGCATCAGTAGAAGCTCGTTGACCTGCACTAGCACCAAGAGTAATCCGGGCGTTAGCGGCTCCAGCAAAGGTAGCTTGGGGCATGGATCTTCGTAGGTTAGCGATTGTGTACTCAGCCAAAGGAACTTTAGCAGTGAGTTTCTCACCAATGAGATATTTCTCAACAATCGTTTCACCAAATTTATCAACCATGACGTCTTTGTGTACGGGTTCGTAAGTAACCTCAACTCCCCCTTTGGTATGACCTAAGTCAGTTCCACCGAAGGTGACACTACAGACTCCCACTTTAACGTTAGAAATGTCTGCCATATTATTTTTTTCCTTTCTCCCGACTAGTTGTATTCTGGGGAAGACCCGGGTTCTTCTCCAGCACGATCACAGTATTTTTTTTCTTTAATTGCTTCAAATGCTTGAAGTCAAAAGAGTTAATACTGTTGCACGCTCCACATTTAATTTCGATGCGACCATCAAGAAGGTATTCTTGTGCCAGTAGGCGCCGGCAATTTTTGCATCGTAACTCACGATAGAATTTTTTTACTTCTTCTATCATCTGGTGAGTGCCTTAAAATTAATACTAAATAAATCTCTTCCATTTTCATCTCTACCCACATGACCGCCCTCTGCAAGTGCTAAAACGTAGTAAACATAGGTTTCGTCAGTAACAAACTCTATATTTGACTGTCTATGAAGAGCTTCTCGCACCTGGTCTAATCTAGATTGTCCCGCTGCGAAACTTGTTGCTCTAATAAATACCTGAAAGGTTGGTGACTTAGTAGGAATGTCTGGATCAGGCCTGGTTCCACCGGTATTCAGCACAGCAATACAAGTATCTGGTGCGTCAGGAATATAGCCTTCAAATAAATTAGTACCTGTGGTTCCAATGCCCTGGTCATCTAAATAATCGACAATATCAGTTATCAAACTACTCATTTAAATGCTCCTGATAAATCTTGAGAGAACATCATTCTAAAAATATTTAAATTGTTTTTAATTGGATCCTCAAGATATTTCCCTTTTCTTCCTTTTTGGAAGTTATATTCTGGATGTTCATGTAGCCGAGCAGCATAGGGTTTGTTGTAACCCACCAACACCTCCTCACTTCTCGGTTCTACATGTCCGCTGTTCTGGAGACCACCCTCATCGTGAGGAACTTCTCTTTGGGAAAGTCGTAATATCTCATCAGCAACCACCTCAAGAGCTTCAGGACTGCTTTTAATAACTTTGTTCAGCAAGTCTCCTGATTTTTTCAAAAAGTCACTAATGTCTAAATTTACATTTGCCATTTGATTAATTCCACTTTAATGTGATGAGCTGTTCCGTCAGCCCCATAGGCTACATTTTTCCCAAATACTTTATAGTTATTGCTTCCGTAATCCACTCGATCATCAACATTAATTGTGACCTCGGGAGCAAAATAGGCAATTGCAAGAACTGGTACAACTTGGCCGTTCCCAAGGAATTTTGATTTAGAAACTTCTTGTATTCTTACCTTGTATGTTCTAGTTGCTCCAAACGCTTCACGACCATACCGATCTAAACTGGATTTAGAATATAAAGTAACAGTCTGGTTCTGAAGTTGGCTTATCATATGGTGTTTTCTAGATCAAATTGTCCAAATCTAACGACTAATCCTCTGAGTAAGTTTCTTGCCTTAGGTGCTATTAATTTATTACCAATTCCCTGATCACCACGACCCTCTTTAGTGTAGGAATAGTCACCCAAACTTTCTGATGTTTTGTCGCTAGAGTCTGTAGAGAAGAACTTTTCTCCCATTTCAATCTTATATTCAACTTGTGCGGCAGTTGCTCTCTTAACTGCCTCAGGAATACTCTTATAGTAAGTTGTAGGTGCTGTTCGATTGTAGGAAGTCACATCTTTCTCTCGAGGAAACTTACCCAACTGAAAAATACGATAAAATGAAGTACTGTCTGGTGGGGTTGAAAATGTCTCTGTAGTTAGTACTCCTGCCTTAGTTGAAGCAGTAATTTTTTGTCTTTGACCCGCACCTGTCCCACCAATGATTTCAACGAAACAATAGGTGAAGTAATTGTCATCATACGCATTTTGGTGAACACTCTCTAGAGTAATAGATGTTGCTGATCCCGCAAAAGCTTTACCCTCTAATTTTCCGCAAAAAAATGGTTGGACAAAACCAACATAGGAATCGATTAACTCTTCCGCTTGAGAAATCTGATCATCGGCCTCTGTGGCATCTTCGATGGTGATGTTTGCGAACTCTACGAGTTCTGATTGTGCTAAATATTGACGACGTGATGACATATAGTTATTCTGTTGTGCTCCTTTTGTACCAGATTTGATTAGTTTTGATAGACCAAATAGGTGTATTTTTACTATACCATGTTACAACCCTCTTGAGGTTCCAACGTCTTTTCAAAATGTATGCTTTGCCAGAGATAGTTTGGGTTTGGTAAGGTGACAAAACGGAAGCTTTACCCGTGATTGTTCTTTGAACAACAGCAGAAATTTTTGAGACACCAGTTATGATCTGGCTCTGAGACTTTTCAATTCGGGAAGTCCCCTGAATGGTTTGGGTAGGAGTGGTTTGAATTCTGGCTAAGCCCGTAATTAATTGACTGACAGCCTTTTGTAATCGAGAGACACCCACAATGTTCTGCGCTGTGGATTTTTCAACGCGTGATTTTCCTGTAATTGTTTGGGTTACTGATTTTTCAATACGGGCCTTACCCTGAATCGCTTGACTTGTACTTGCCGTGATTCGAGCTAAGCCCGTAATTAGCTGAGTGACGGCTTTCTCAATTCGAGCTAAGCCCGTCACGGTTTGTGCCACGCTCTTTTCAATTCTTGATTTGCCCGTAATTGTTTGGGTTACATCTTTGGCAATCCGGGCAACGCCCTGTACTGTTTGAGTAACTGACTTTTGAATCCGGGCAGTTCCTTGAATCGTTTGTGTGACAGCTTTGAGAATCGATGCTTTACCAGTAACCGTGCGAAGAGTTGAAGCAGTGATGCGGGCCACACCTGTAATATCACGAGTAGCACCAGCTACGATCGAAGCAACACCATCAATAGTGCGAGAAACTGACTTTAAGATACTGGCTTTGCCTTGCATCGTTTGACTTGTACTTGCCGTGATTCGTGCTTTTCCCTGAATGACTTGAGAGGCTGACGCGGTGATTCGCGCTACACCCTGGATTGTTTGCGTCACTGCTTTTTGAATACGACTTACACCTTGGACAATCTGTGTAACATTTTTTTCAATTCGAGCGACCCCTTGGACATTCTGGGTGGTTGATTTAAGAATTGAAGCTTTACCTTGAATAGTTTGGAGGGTGGAAACTGTGATGCGGGCTATGCCCTGAATTGTCTGGGTTACTGCCTTCTGAACCCTCGCCTTGCCAGTGATGGTTTGTAAAGTATTATTGTTGATGTTTGCCACACCATTAATAGTTCTAGCAACCGAGGTAGTGATTCTGGCTAGACCGGCAATAGTCTGAGTTACTGCTTTTTGAATTCTCGCCTTACCTGTCACGGTTTGACTTACCGCTTTCTCTATCCTAGCTTTACCTGTAATTGTTTGAGGTGTTGTGACATCACCTCCGCCAGGAGCAATATATTGAATTACACTCATTAACTCACCCGAGTGGGCTGGTGTATTCACGTTGTCAATGAAAAAGTTTATTTCATCGTTTTCTGCAGGCGTAATTTCGTCGGTAGTGTCTTCACCCACGGTGTTGGTGCCACTTATGGAAGCTGACAGAGCAGTGCTTGATCCATTAACGCGAAAATAAACGTCGGTGCTCTTACTCGCACCTGGGGCCAGTAACAATTTAACGTACAAATCTTTGATTACGTATGCTGTTGGTCCTACGATACCCTTGACTTGACTTTCAGTGCCACCATCATTGGGAACACTTCCCATACCCGCATAGTGGTCGGTGCCAAAAGAGTGATCTGTAGAAGAGGAAATAAAACTTTCACCATCAGTGTCGGGCTGAAATTCAACACCCCATCTTACTTGACGAGCAGTTGGAGTGCCCGTAGGTGTTACCTTTATTGTGAAATAGTCTCCCCGAGCCACGTTGATGCTCAAACCAGTGACATTTCCAGATGTAGCAGCATCGGCAATTGTTACAATTGAAGAAGCCTCTTCCGAGTTGTTCTTCATAATAGAAATTGCATAGCTCTTTCCCGCCCCTGGAGATCCATTTAAATTGACATAGAAAGATTTAATAGTAGCCTCAATAGGGGCTACAGATCTTACAAGATAAGTCGTGGAGGCAGACTGCCAAATGTTTTGACGGGGAAAAAGAGCATTATATCTTGTGCCAGCCGCATCTACGTTTCCCCCTGATGCACCCATAACTATAAATCTTTGTGCGGTGTCAGATTCATACTCAACCGACCACGAGGAAGGGGTGGCTGTAGGGGTACCAGAAGCAGTAGTTCGAAGGTTGACACGATCGCCGGCACTGACAGAAATTTCGTCAGTGTCTAACCCCCTTGTGTCGGTTGCTCCAGAAATGGTTACCGCCAATGAAGAAGCAACGCCATTAACCATAACAGTGAATGTGTAGCTTTTAGCTGCGCCAGCAACTGCATCTATCTTTACTTTAAGATTTCTAAGTTTTCCAGTAGAAGGGATGATCTGTTCAAAGTCTGTAGCGGTTGCTGAATAACCTGACTGAAGGTCGGGAAAAAATAGAGGGTTATAACGTGTGGCGTTATTTACAAGGTTATTCCCGTTTCTTCCAGTGGCTACTTGCTTCATGTACCGCCTAACGCAATAGTCCGTTGAACATTCTTACCATCTACGGTGGTTTGCCATCCAATGAAGTAATTATTAACGTAAAACCTTTGAGCCAATAAATCATCTTTTTGACCAGCTATCATCTTTACATCGCTTTCGATACGAGTTTCTCGAAAGTAAACAAGTCTTAATGGTTCGGTGGGTTCGAAGTTTTGATCTGCAATATTGATTTTTATGCCGTGAACATCAAATTCGCCTGTATTCAAATTCACTTCAATATATTCTTTAAGCACAGGATTAAGTAAGTTAAATGCCATCAATTTTGATTTTTTTTCATACTCAAGTACATCAAAAAAAGCGGATCTTTTTTCTGGATCTATTGTTGAAACATCTTCCGGAGTTTGACTTATGACATGACCATCTTCAAAAAATGCTGTGAAAAGATATTTAAGTTTGAGTTTTTTATCACCGAATTGTGTTGCCATTGTATTGGGCTTTCTCGCATTGCATTGCGATGTGTTTTTGACTAAACGCCTTTTGATAAGCCTTCAAGCATGTTATTCGGGTTGAGAAGCTTCCTCAGTAGCACCTCCAAATAAAGGTTTCTTTGCTCTTTGACCAACATTAGACTCATTATGTTTGGCAACCAAAACATCAAATTCTGCTTCAGAAACGTTAGGGAATTTCAGTTGTCGGCCTGTTTCAGTGCAGGTAGCTACAATTTCGTTGTTATCGTCAACCTCAAGAGTGTGAGTGGTTTCTTTTTGGAGTTGAGCGTTAAAGATTAGTTTTTCCATATATTCCTTAGTTTTCGTTGTATTGCAAAGTCATGGTGACGGTTGCTGTATCACCAGCTGCTGCACTACCCGATGTTTGCAATTGAGTAGTCAGATAGTTGGTGTACGCTGGGTTTGAAGTCGTTGAAGAGGCTTTGCCTGTAGCATAGGGACCAGTTGCGCCGAAAAATACTGCTACTCCCGACCCAATGGCAATTGCTGAGGTGGCATCGACGGTTAAGTTAGCGTTAGCTGAAGCAGAGGGAGTTGTATACAGTAAGCGGTCACCATCGCCAGTGCAAGCTGGAGTGCTCTTTAGAGTTAATCCTGTACCAAATGCCGTTGCGGTGTGAGCCCAAAGTCCCGCTGAGATTTGGTTGTAAGTACCAGAGAAATGACCAAAAAGCCAATTATCATAAGAGTTGTTACCTGCAGTGATCGGGGCAGCGGAGTACGCAGTTGCTTCTGTGTCGGAATTCTTCCAGTTTACGTCAGTAACACCAGCGCTAGTAGTGGTTCCACGAGTAGGTGAGCCAGTTTGTGTACCGTGATCTCTGTCGAATGCGAATGTTGCTGCCATATTTTTTACCTTTTACCTATTGAATACTTCAACACAAGGTTTCATTAAAATAAGTTTAGCAACAGGAGATAGCTAAAGAAATTTCGCAAACCTTGGCAATCTTTAGCAAAAAAAGGGAGTTTTGGGCAAATTAATAGATTTCTAACAAATTATCTAAAAATGACTTGATTTTCAGGGCGTCTGAATCAAAATTTACTTTCTCTTTAAAGTTACTAATCACATTTTCATTCATAGCTATGTACTGCTCAGGTTGACTATAATGGTCTAGCTTAGACCAAATCTGGTCTAAATTTAGACCGTCAACATCAATGCACGTTTTACCATCAATTAATAGTTCTTCACCTAGTTTGCCAGAGTAGTATGATTTTTTAACAATAACAGGCCTGCCTATAGCAGCTGCATTGTATAAAACATGACCATACCCATCTCCACCTGCTTTAACGTGCCAAATGAACATCGCCTCTCTCATTTTGTTAGCCAGCTGCTCACTGCCATCCATCGATCCGTCTCTGCATTGACCCCCATAAGTTTTAAAATTCCAGTCTGGTCTACTTGCCTCTAAGGAGAGAAAGAGACTGTAGTCTGGCATGTCTTGATGTACGTTAATGAAACTGTAAGCTGTTTTTTCCTTGGGTATCTCATTAGTGCCCTCAAATTTATGTGGGTAAAAGGTTTTGAGGTCAAACTCTTGATGGTATTGAATAGTTCTTACGGGGTAATTGTGAACAACTTGAGCAGATGCCATTACTCCATTAATCATGTGAGCGAAGTGGGGTTCAATATTCCATTGATTTCCAATTTGATAAATAAGCTTTGGTTTGCTAGGATGTAGGTCACAAAGCTTACGAAATGGTTCAATGTGTTGAGGTAGTGAAGCAATCACAAAGTCAAATGGCATTGACATAAAGCCATCAAATGTGATCGCTTTATTGGTAAAACCACTATCAATATCTTTGCAATGGTACACATGATCAGATGGGATCCTATTTGACCAGGCCTCTGAGCTTTCTACTTCGTTGAGAGGTTTAGTTCCATCTGGTGTCGCGCCGCCGATTGCCAAATACTGTTGTTGAGTAGCAGGGTGGTCGAATACTTTCCAAAATCCTTTTTCAGCCCACTCAATCCCTATTGGTCGATATAACTCACCACCAAATCTACCCTCAAAAACCATGATCAGCGAGTGTAATAGGGATGCGTGATGAAAGTCGGCAAAAACTTTAAGCATTTGTTTCTTTCATACGGTGATAGTACAAAAAGAAGTCGCTGGGAAGCTCGATGCCAGCTTGAGCACAACTTCTTAGGTAACTTAAGAACATATCCGGCTGATAGGTAACTTTTTCGCCTTGCTGCATAAGAGTTAGGTTGTGACTCAAACCATTCATGTGATAATAGTGCTTCTTTCTCTCAAGGCCTAAGTCGTCAAGTAGCCCAACCTTAAATCCAAGGCGAGTAATGTCTTTTGTTATCAGACCAAAATGATCAAGTTTGTTGGGTACTATCCCGAAATCTAGACAGGTCTGATTTAAGCACTCTCTTCTAATTAACAAGAAACCAGGGTGCAATCTCTCTCCTTCTTTAAAACCAATAACATCGTATTTAGGCATTTCAATATTAAGATTGAAGAAAAACTGCTCTGGCTTATGGATAATAAAATCTTGTTCAATAAACAAAACCCACTTGGATTGACTCTCTTTTAGAGATTCTTGAATTGCTTCATTTCTCCAATCACCACCCCTAGAGTTAGCTCGCAAGAAAGTAACATCATCTTTTTTCATTGTTTGCTTCACAAAGTCAACTCTATTAAAGATATTGTTTGCATCACTAAATGTGATGATTACTTCTCCAAATCGTTTTCTATTTTCTCTAATTAACTTTCTGAAAATAGGATAATCGCAGTGGGTTGGCCAGGTGACGATGAGGTCAAACATATTTATTAAGTAATTCCAAGTAAATCTTCATTCTTTGGAACATCCTCTCCTTATTTAGTCCTAAATATCTGACTGCTTTTTCTAGCGCATTTCCGTACTCAATTGAAAATACTTTGAGAATGTCTTTGGTTTCTTTGCTTAAATAATCGTTTGAGTGAAAACCCGAATATGCAATAGAAAGCCAAACCAATCTTCTTTCCCACTCTTGCTTCTCCCCTACCGTATTTGCCTGGAGAGGGTAGTCCGATTTGGGTGCTTCAACCAATCTTCTACCCAGTGCCCTATTGGTATCATCAACCAAAGCTCCATTAAAACAACTTGAGAGAGAACCAATGTGAACCCATGGGGCATAACCATCATAAATCCCCATTTTCTTTTCATAGTCTGGCATGTCGTCGGTATAACAGTGATATTGTGGGATTTCTTTTATTCGGCATTTCTTCGCACGAAGTTGTAGCGAAGTATTAACGAAGGTGTCGCCGTGTACATCGGTAGAAGTGGTCCAATCAAGCTCGGGAATATAGGTTCCAGCCTTCCATTGTTTACTGTCAAAATTCCTGTCAGTATCTTTTAAAATTTGGGTTTTAGTGAAGAGAAAACAAGGCCAAAAATTGCACCCCTGATCACCATAACCAGAGTAGTCCAAGCCCCACACTTCTTTTGCCCGCTCTAAGATCTCTAACGCACAGCTGCCTCGCTTAGACCCCACTACTTCATAGCCTTGTTCTTCTATGTATTTAAAGCAGTAGTCAATGGTTCCAGGTTTAAATATTGGGGCATCTTCTTCAAGCAAAACCACTAAATCCGTTTTTACCTCATCCAACATAAGATCAATCGAATTTCCATGAGTAACTGTTGAGGGTGTGTGTATAAACTTTGCCTTGGGGCTCAACAATACCATCTGCCGAACATACTCGACCACCTCTGCCTCAGCATACCCATTTAAATGAATAATCAACTCATCTACCTCGTTTTGCCACACCTTTAGGAACTGACCAAACCAGAAGGTTAATAAGAAGGGATCGCCAGAAGAAGGGAGTAGGGCAGTTCTAGACATTACTGCTTTCAATAGATATGTTATTTCCACTATGGTAGTGACCAGGAACAGATGATTGGACAACACTTCGACTCCAGTTGTAATCTGCTTGACTAACTTTATAAAATCCCGTTAGACCTCGAGGAGTTGAAAAATGAATTGGTCGAGCTTTTCCATTTATTACCAGGTTGTGCATAAAGTCTGTAACTAGACCATATGGCCAAGCAAAACCGTGCTCATCATTAGGAATTTGGTGCATGTGACGGTGCAAATCATGGATAAATAAGAACCCACCTTCATCAAGCGAATCCCAAAACTTTCCCATCTCCGCAAATCGGGTTTGTGGCTCAGTGTCTAACAATATAAATTGAAACTTCTCTGTAGGCTGATAAGTTACCACATCTTGAAGCAGATTTTCAACATATTCCCCTAACCCCAACTGTTCGATTCGAGCCTTGGCCTTCTCGAAGATTGGTGGCAAAAACTCAATAGTAGTTAGCTTCCCTTTTTGATTGTGCTTGAGAGCCATACCCATATACATAGCTCCAATACCCCAGTGTGTTCCTGTCTCCAGTACGCGATTGGGTTTTAGCAGTCGAACCATCGAGTAAAAGAACTCTCCAACCTCCATCTCGACACCAGCGTCATTAAAAGCTAAAAACTCACTTTCTGTTCCTCCCCACTTTCCTTCATCAAATAAAGCCAGTTCTGGATCCATTTGCATAAGTTGGTAGGTTACTCCGGCAACAATTGGTTCTTTCATGATTAGCCTTTCAAAAAGCTCTCCCATTGGTTTTTAATAGTTTCTTTGCCAAATAATTCAATTGCGCGTTGTCGCCCCTGCTCGCCAATCTTAATTGCTGTCTCTTTGTGGTTGATTAAGTATTCGACCTGGCTCTTTAAGTAACTGACGTCGTTGGAAACAAACCCGTGCACGCCGTTTTGTATAATGTCATGAACTTCATAAAAACTTAGTCCTCGATCAAGCTCTGCGTGTTTTTTCCCTAGAGCAACGACGGGAATTCCTGACATCATTGCTTCAATTAATGACAAAGTGTAGGGTGCAGGCCAGGTTCCGCCATATATAAAGGCCCTACTTTCTCTCATTAGGCGTTTCATTTCCTCATACGAAACCTGCCCCCCATTCATTGATCCCAAGTTCTCGTTTCCTGTTCCAAATATTTTTGCATCGAAACCACTCATGATCTGATTAATTTCTTGATAATGGCACTCCGATTGCCTTTGTAAAATTGATTGGGAAAAGTTAATTACTAGAGGATTTTCTCCTGTATAACCTCGAAACTCGCTCGGATCTTTATAAAAGCGAATAGTTGCGTTCAAGCCAGCAAAATCCGGTAACTCCTGTTCCATAGGTGAGTAACGTACTATCTGAAGACCTTCTTTTACCAACCTAGCCAGAATTCTCTCTTGATGTGCAACACATTGACCAATTGATCTAAAAATAACTCTTTTATGTCTCAGTTTTTCCCAATTTTTTTCCATTGCTTCGGGTAGATGCATGAAAATGATGGTGTCAGCCCATTCAATAAGCTCTGAGGGAATTGCATAGCCACTACTCACAATCGTACTCGCCAATCGTTCTAACTCAGGATAGTGAGTAAGTTCTGGTAAACCAGGGCGAATCATCCCCGGTCGGAAGTGGGGGTAAGCATAGGTTCCCGTTGAAAAAACGTCAAAACCCAGCTCATGAAAAAGCTTAACTTCGTCGTATTCGAGCACTTGATGGCATGAAATGTATAAAATCTTCATATTTAAATTTCCTCAAGTCTAGATTTCATTAATTCACCAACAGCGCTGAGACTAAATCTTTCTTTGACAAGCTTATTACCCCCTTCAGCGATTTTATTTCTGTATTCAGCATCACTGTAAATTTTTCTCATGGCTTCCCGTACATCTTTAATCAAAACTCCACTCCAATTCTGATCTGAGCGGTACCACTGTGAGTTTCTCGAGGAGTGAGTGATTCTTTCGGGAAAGGTAGGAAGTATGTGTGCTGATTCCTCGTGTGTTAAGTAGTCTGCAATTCCTCCTGACTGCGTAGTGATAACCGGTTTTCCAAATAACATAGCTTCCATTTGAGGAACACCCCACCCTTCACCTCTGGTTGTGCTGATAAAGCAGTCACCAGAAGCATGAAATCGATGCACTTGATGCCGATCCATAAGGTCTGTATATAAATAAATAGGCGGTCGATAACTGAGGTTGAGGCTGGCAATAATAGCTTTTATTTCACTTTTAATTTCATCCTTTTTGTTAGAAGTGAAGTCATCTACATAGGTTTTGAGCATGAGACATACATTGTCCTGCTCATTAAACTCTTGAAAATATGCTCTTAAAAGGGCATCGGGGTTTTTTCTAGTCGTCCACTCAAAAATAGAATAAAAAGCAAATTTTCCATTAATTACACTTTCCTGATATGGTTCAGGAGGAAAAACAGTAGTTTCAATAGCCTCAGGAATAATAAAGATTGGCTTATTTACCCCTGCATTTACAATCGCTTTTTTATTTGTTTCGCTTCCAGTCCATATTTCATCAAGAACCTCACAACCTTGAGCAAAGTCGGGTGGCAATTTGTCGGTTTCCCAGAAGACCCTACCAATCATGTAACAACCCTCTTCTTTAAAACGAGGAAAAATGTTTGGAGTGAGATGAAGAATTTTGATTCTGTAATTCTCAGAAATATTTTGCAGGCGTTTGCAAAGCGAGCCCAATCGACCATAATCAGCAACCTCATGAGTAAAATGGACGTACTCCGTTTGAATAGCTATTCCAGCTTCATGCAACGCACCAATGTCATGTCTAGTAGCTTCTCCGTATCCTGAGAAATCTAGAAAAGCACCAGTGTATTTAACACCAATTTTGCCAGTTTTTTGAGCTTTAGTATGACTCATTATTTTAATTCAATAATATTTTCAGTCTTAAAATGACTCATTTTTGCACCACAACTCTTACACTTAACTTCACCTTTTAATGGATTGCCTTCGTAGTCAAAGCCCTGGATGGGCTCTCCAGATCTTGGCTTGGCATGCAAATAAAAAGCATGTCCCGAACAGCCTACGTGTATGTAGGCGAATCTTGGTCGTTGTTTAACTAACTTTTCTTGGACACTGTTCTCTTTAGCATTTTCAACAACTACAGCAGTGGTTTTCTCGATTGGTTTCATATTTCCTCCAATTTAATTTGATTACTATTCGAGTCTTTGATCTTGTTTTTGACTAAGTTGTCAAAAATCAACTTGAGCTTAGTAGCCGTTTCCTCATAACTATATTTCTTGACGTACTCTGACGCTGCTTTCCCCTTTGCTCGACACTCCTCAAGGTGGCTAACTACATAACGCATTTTTGCTGCAAGGTCATCTTCATCGCAAATCACCATTTTTCCAACATCTCTGCCTTTGTAGCGACTATAGACAGCCGGGCACATTTCACGAACTTTGGCCTCGTACATATACTCAGGATTAAAGTACTCAGTTATGCCATGGGCATTTGGCACAATTGCACTGCATCCAGTAGCCATAGCTTCAAGAGGAGTTATTCCGAAACCCTCACCTCTACTCGGGAATACAAAACAGTCCGCTTTCTCACATAGTTTTGCCAACTCTTTATCGCTGACCTTACCTAACTGCACTTCTATATTCGGGTATTTGCTGGGTGGGAACGGAAGCGGGGCATGCTCCAACGTGGTTTTGAAGATCATTTTTACATTTTCGTCAGGTTGGAATTCTTTAATAAATGCTTTAGCCACTTCAGTAAAACCTTTTCTCAGATTGAATGCGTTGTAATGGAGAAATACAAATGGCTCATGCGTTTTCTCTTTGTCGTTTCTCTCTACGTAGTTGAAAGCTTTGGTGTTGTAGCCTAACGGAACCACCTCAGGATAAAATCCTCTTTTTCTGAAAACATTAGCACACCACTCAGAAGGAACAATTATTTTGTCAACATGGCGCAAATATTCATCCCAGTCTTCAGGAATCTTGTCACTCTCAAACATTGTGAAAAGTACTTTAATTGGGTTCTCCAAACGCTTAACAGCATAGGGGCTGTGGTATAAAAAGCCTATTTTCTGGTGTTTAAACTCTTCGGAAATCTTCACACCCAACTTTTGCAACTCCGACTTGATGTGTTGACGACTCATTCCATAGCCATCAGCACTTTCATTGACACTACTAAAGTAAACTTCGTAGTCTGTGTTGCCGGGTGTTTGTTCTTCGGGGTGAGGGATAACGCCTGTGATTAGTTTATAGCGATATTCTTTTTCTTTTCGGTATTCTTCTTGTTCTTGAGGAGTAGGGATGGTGAATTGGTGGGTGGCGAGTAGCTGTTGAACTTCTTTCTCGCTATCAATCTCGACCAATCTACCACCTTGATTTTTTAAAATCATAATTACCTAATTTATCTGGGGAAGGGCCCACTTAAGGACCCCTCCCCCTGGTTTTTTTGCTTAATTAACTAAAGAGTTTAGAAACTCTCTAATTCAACAACTCGGCGAGTGTCTAAGACAGCGACACCGAAGAGCAAGTCTAAAGTAACGATGTGAGCGCCAATTGAACCGTCATAGCGCATGTTCACACGGAGACTCAAACCTACATCTTCAGAATTCACTACAGTTGACACTGTACCCAATCCAGGACCAACTTGAGGTAATGGGCGGGAAGCCAACACGAAAGCATCTCGAGTGTAAGCTAAGTTGTGTAATGAACCTGGAGAACCAGATCGTTTCACACTTTGAGACTCAAAGATGTCAAAACCATATAAGCGCATAACACGACCTTCGATGGTGTTTTGAGCTTGACCGATGGTTTGTTGCTGAGTGAAGTCTGCTTCCTCAAGTAACTCATTCATGACACTAGGGTCAACATAGAGATACTTGTTTTCTACTTTAGGTACTTTGTTGTCTACAAAACGTTTGCGGAGAGCTAACAGAGAAGCCTTTTTAGTAGCACTGGAAGTTGCATCAAAAGAGACGGTGTTGGTTAATGAAGAGTGCAATGAAGCCAATTCATCCTCAACAGCCTCAGCTAAAGCAATAGCAGCGTCTTCGGCGTAACCATCTAAAGTATTTTGATTTTCTAACACTTTAGTCACGTCATCGATGGCGATGGTAACTTCCTTATGCTTGTTCAAGGTAACGCTTACATTGGTAGCAGTTGGGTTTTGCTTTGTATATTCATTACCAGCGGTTTTATCATTAGCACTCAAAGTACCACGCTTTGGAACTTGAATTACTTGACCGACTTGAGCAGTCACATAATCAGAACTACGAGCAACGGTTTTACCGAGGTTTAAGTACGAAGAAAAACGTCCAAGAGCTTTGTTAGCAATCAGAGTTGGGATAAAAACTGCGTTAGTTGTGTTATTTAATACATTCTCAGGCATTTTGCCTCCTTATTAGTACTACTGTTGCATGTCATTCTCAACGAGCCCAAGCTTCATCGCTTGTACTATTTGAGCTTCATGCTCTTTGTAGAACTTATGGTCATTGAGCTGTGAGAGTTTGAATTTCATGGGTGGTTGATTACCATCTGCGGGAGCTGTTGGTGAGCCAATTGGCGGTTTAGGAGCGTTTTTAGCAACCAAGTAAGGTTTATCCTTGATTAAAGAATCAATTGCTTCTTCGACTCCACTAATAGACCAATCTTCATCACTTAAACTGATCTTTGAACGATCAATTAATTTAGCTGCTGCGTCTGGGTCAACAATACCCTTGGCGACGGCTTTTGCTTGAATGGCTGCAGTTATTGCAGTTTCCGCTGCCTTCGTCTTGATTTGTTGAATTTCGCCTTCTTTTTTATCAGCAATCTCTTTCCACTTGTTCTGATCCTTTAGCTGCTGCTCTTCTGCCAATCGCTTCTCCTCTTGGAGCTGTTTAGCAAGTTTTGCTTGCTCACGGGTTTCCTTGAATCGAGGATGTTTCCATACGCGCTCATCTTTTAACGCAAGTTCAATTTGATCATCAGTAAGCGCATTACTGTTTGAATCGCTCGAACTATCGGTGTTAGGTGTGCTTGCTCCTCCTTGTGGGTTTTGATCCCCAGTTGGTGGTGTACTTTGGGCAGGTGCATTAGCCTCAGTCATAAATTCCTTATTCAGTTTTTTACGTGGTCTGCCCACTACAGGAATAATTTGCATCAAATTATTTGGTAATTGCCTATGTCATTTCATAACAAAGAACAACAAACATCTAATTTAGTGCATCATCATTTTGACAATTGTGAAAGCAATTTAGAATACAAAGAAGTACATCATTTTTGATACACTTTAGTTAATTAAAGTGATGTTACTGAGGGTTAGAATAGGTAAGCGAACGTGAGCTATATGCACTGGTTTGTGCAGCAAGATCGAAGTGAATAACATTAATCGCATGTTTACAGTTGGGATGAAATAGACCGGCTTTCTTAGCTTGATCTAATGTGGGGTATCCTGGAGTACTTCCCGTTAGGGATAAAATTTTGCCTTCCCAATCAGCGCAAGATTTGTGTTTTGAATGATGATCGCTAACTTCAACTAAATCATAGCCGTTTTCAAGCATTCTATTTGCAAGCGCTGTGTTTCTAGCTTCAACAGCTTTTGTCCTAACTAACATTTCGGCATATCGATCTAGAGTCCACTGCTTTCCACCCTTATCTACTAGAGCACTCATGCCTTCATCTAATAGAGTTGCCTTAATTGTGTCCGAGATTTTTTTCCTGGTTTCACCTGTGATTGTTCCTTCAGCGAGACGAGCTTTAATTTGCTCTTTCACTGCCTGACTAAGTAAGTTAGTTGCTGATCGGTAAACTCCGGATATACTTTCACCAAAAGCCATTTGCGTTTCACTTACTAGAGCAGACACCGCTTCCTTATGAATAAGACTAAATCCCGTTTTATTGAGTAAACCCATATTGCTAAGTTCAGTCGTCGCATCTTGAAACCCACTTTCATAGCGAGCCTTGATAAATCCATCAGTAAAGTCTTGAGTCTCATGGCCTAGTTCTTTGAGAATTTCTTTGATTTGAGCTAGTACTTGGGTTCTATGAAAATTATTGAGTAATGGCGACTTAAGAATTGAGTCCAAAACACCAGCATACGCATTTTTATAGACGGACGTAATGCGTGCTATTTCTCTCTCATTAACTGGTACTTCAGTTGGTCTAGCCATAGCCTATTGAGCTGGCTTAGCCTCTTTTTTGTCTGAAAGAGTATCATCTTTGGCAGCTGGTTTCTTTATATTAGAGAAACCCATCTCCACCATTTTGATTTGCTTGCCTTCTCGTATCTCCTTAGCTTTGTTTTTAGCTGAGTCCTCATCAACCCCTTCAATTCTCATAATCGAATCTTCTTCACTACTTAAACCCGCGCTAATCTTCATTTCTTCTAGTTGAACTTGTTCGAATTGGTCAATTGGCAAGCCGTCAAACCACTCAATTTCAGGTCGAACGGGCTCTTTGGATAGGGTTTTCCCGTTGATTTTGATCCCGTGCTCTTTACCCAATACTTGAGCGTCGAAGATCAAATCCTTCAACGTCTGGTCGTAGTAAAGTCGTTTGCGAGCTGTTTTGGCAATGGTACGCATTAACTTAAGCTTTAGTGCCCGACCAGAATCTGATTGCCCTTTACCCATTCCCATTGAGTCTGGTGAGATTTCAGAGAACATAAACATAAACTCGACCAATTTATCGATCTCTGAAAAAGCTGCCTCTAAACTAGCATTCCATACAACATATTCAGGTTTTTCACCACTGCCCGCAGGAACCTCAAACATATGGAGTGATGACCGTTTCACTTTACCCTTCTCATCCAATACACCCTCAGGTAAAGCTAAAATTGGATCAGAATGCTTATCTAAAATATTATCAACTTTTGTTAGCCGATTATTTAAGGCATAAATCAGAGTTAAGATGTCAGCGTAGTCACTTACTCCAAAATAATGTCTTCCAGTTTTCCAATTTGGAGTGTGATAGATCAGGTTGAAATTAACTCCGGTATCCACTTCTTTTGGAGGAGCGCTGTTGCCAAGTAAGGAGAGATCTACCTCAGCCATTATCTTTTCATTCTCTAATAAATAAAGTTTGTTTGTGATTTTTCCCGGCTCGTGAATTTCTTTTCTTAGGTACTTTTTATCACCAATCTTAATAACCCAAGCTAATTCTTCAACAGTTGGTTTACCACGGACATTATTTTCTTGAATAAGTGGAAAATAAATACTTGGGGTAATATCTTCTATAAAAATTCTTTGCTCATCTGAAGATTCTTCTCGGTCTCCAGTACGCATTTTATAAAGCGCATCACCAATGGCTGAATTTGAGAGAGCGGACTCATAGTTCTGAATGTGCAGTTTATTTTCTTCAATTAACCCATCTACCCACTCCTGATCTCCATCTGGTACTGTAATTTTTGGAGGCTCAGAAAAAAGCATATCTGCAACAACCTTTGAGATTAATCCACCAAAGTTGGCTACAATATATTTAAGCTTTCCATACTCCTTAGTAAACTTTTCACTATCAATTTTGATACTAAAAGCCTCGAAATGTTGTCCCTCAAATATTTTTTGATAGAAGGCGTACTGATCGATGCGTCCTTTACTTGCCTCATATGGAAAAGTAAGCCCCTGGATAACGGGTTGAGTTTTCTGCTGGTTTGTCTGAGCTGGTGTTGCCATAATTTCCTAAAATCCCTCTGCTTTATTTTCGAAGGCTCGTGCTCTTGGCTTTCGATATTTCTTCATTTGCAGAGCTATCATCGCTGCAATTAAAGTATCATCGTGTTTGCCGTCAGCATGTTCCCTTTTCCCATTGTCCTTTCTCACAAAAGTTTTCATTTCCGATATAGTGATAGCCGAATTAATTTTTAAATGACCCTCTTCAAAATACACAATAAAGTCATCAACCATCACATCGCGCGTCTTACTATTTGTATTCCATCCAAGCTTTTTAGTTCGCCTATTTGTTTTCTCATCAATGACCACTTCTGAATAATAATTATCATAGATCTTTGACAAAAAGAGAATAGTCGAGAGCATATTATTTTCCACTCCAACGTATGCATTGTTATATAGTTCACAAACCTTTTTGATGGTTTCTGATAGTTCGTCCGGACGCACTTTTCCGTAGAATTGTGCGACCTGTTCAAAAGTCTCTTCATCCCAAACGTCAATACATCCAAAGTCGGCTCCACTACCATCACTCGGATCTACCCCCACAATGTAGTTGTGAGCTTTAACAAATTCCTCTCGCCCCGTGTCAGGATTAACCTCGTTGTGATCAGCAATGGGTTCTTTCCAAATTTTGAGACCAAATTCAGTGCTTCGAATTGGAGCGCTTTGATTAAGTGAATCAAGTTTTTCAGCTGTGAATACATTGCCTGCAGCAGACTGAAATGCTTCCTGAATAGTGCTAGGGTATTCTTGTTTAAAAAGCTGCTCACCTGTTAATCCAAAGACGGTATTGCCCTGAGCAAGCTCTCGTACTTTCCATCGTCTCCAAAGGATCTGACCAGGAGTAAGTTTATATCTTCCCACCAATTCCTTTTCGTGGGCACTTAATTCATCAAGCTCTCCCTCAATTGAGTATTCTGGGTTGTCAAACCACGGATAGAAGTAGGTTTTATAGTCTAGATCACCCGGATTTAGGTTTGAGTGAGCCTGCATGTATGCATCGTAGAAACCTTCGTACCCATTACCCGTTGTTTCCTCACTGATTCGACCAGTTAGAGGAACAGCTTGCTTACTACCGGAAACTAGCTCTTGGCGATCCTTGATTTTGGAACTTTCAGTAATGTGTAGATGCTGCACAGTACCCGAGCGAAGCTTTAAAGCAACATAGATGCTACTGTCGAGTACCTTACCATCAAATCGCTCTGCAAAATAATATGCCCGTTTAGTATCTGTTTTAGTCTCAGGTTTGATTTCCTTGGGAAGATTAACATATGCTCTCTTAACAATCTCAAAAATACGATCAAGAGCCTCTCGTTCATGAGCAATAATGGCACATGAGGTACCAGGCACCCAGAGCGCATCATCGAGGAGCTCAATACAATAGTGTGTGGTCATTCCATGCTGACGAGCTTTAAGGATTAGGTTGTACCTGTGTTTCGATCTCTCCAAGACGTGCTTCTTCTGAACCGGGTTCATTTTGTAGGTCACTAGGTTGCCCTGCTTGTTCTTGATCTTGTACAGGTGGTTCATTCTCCACAGTTTGCTCGCCAACCTGGCTTGAGTAATCTTCATAAGGATCTTTTTTGTCTAAATCATCTAATACTTCTCCCAAAGTTCTGATTTTATTGTCAACTTCCGACTTACTAACGCTAGTTGGGAGACCTAAAATAACTCGTTCCCCATCCATTGCTAACTTGAATGCTTCAGCTATTTTTTTCAGATCTCCAACATCACGATGTGGTGAGTTAGTTTCTTGCATAATTCCAAAAGAAAGTAGTTCATTTTTTAGAACTCTCTGCATCTCTTGATAAGCAGCAAACTGTCTCAAATTTGCCTGTTTTTGGGCTTCCGCTCTATCCTCAAGGAACTGAGCAGTCTCTTTTCTCCCTAAGTTTTCCCTAAGTTTCACCCACCCCTCATTTGACCCATGAGTTTCTACAGAAACCTCAGAAACCTCAAATTTTTTTGCAACATCAGAGTAACTTCTAAGCTGCCCCTTTTCATCAGGTAAGCAATAAAAACGAAAAGCAGATTGCCAATCTATGTTTTTTCTTCCACCTTTGGTATTTTTTTCTTTTTCTTCTGTCATGAATTCCTATGTAACAAAATAACTAACACATCTTCCTGGTACTTGGGAATAGGTATAAACCCAGCAAGGCATATTAAATGTAAACCAAAAACTAAATGAAATAATAATTATTATCAACATTAGTGTTATTAAAAATTGAATTAACTTCATAAAAGTACCTCATAACGAATCCAATCAACTACACCTCTTAATTGAGGATGCACCCAAGATTTATCCCTAAATAAACTAAGCATGTTAAAAATCCACATTCTCATTTTTTCCTTTCGTTTATTTTCTTAGGTTTAGCTTTTTCTTCTCTCCACTTCCATTGAGTTCCCTCTCTTTTTGTAGGGGGCTTTGGTTTGTTACCCTGACCCTTGGCCTCCATGGGTATAAATCTTTCTTTCATAAGCTCCTTTATTCTTTCTTTTTGTTTTTAAAAAGTAAAATGTTTGTCCAATCTTGATCAGTGTTGATGTGGGCAATACCAAAGACAATTAGCCACTCAACGCCAAACAGTTTGTAGATAATGGCGTAAACTACTAGATTAAATAAATATCCTGACACATACCCGTTTTTATGCACATAATTGAGATACTTTTCTTCCATAAAATCCTTTATTCCTTGTTAGTTAGTTATTCTCTAGACCAGTTCATAAAGCCATCTAATGTTTCTAAATTTCTGCCTTGAGCTTCAAAAGCATTTTTCATGTCTTTAGCAATCTTTAGTCTCTCCAATTCCACAGCTCTCTCAATCTCTTCAGCCATCTGTTGTTTCACATCAACTAACTCATATTCCTCAATGCCTTTTAGGCCAGTAATCCAGTGCTCTCCCAACCTGTCATTACCTGTAATTTTTTTAAATTTCCCGTCAAACCGTTCTTCTTGTTCTTTAGTTAAGTGTGCTGTCATAGCAAACCCTCCTTTTTCAGATATAACCAACACTTGGCTCTGGCATCTGCTTCTGATTTGTCTTCTGATGATTCAAAATAACTCTTATCATCAACATCAAAATAACCACATTCAAAAAGTACTGATTTGTAAAAAGAAGCGTAGAGGTTTTTAAGTCCTTTGTAGTTAATCAGTCCTGGCAACTTCTCACCCAACTCAGCGACGGTGGGGGCGGCAATATAATTTTTATACTTGGCTACATCAGATGGACCATGACCAGGGTTTAGTTCTGTAATGGAAAGCCAATCAGTAATACCAATATATTTTTTATTATCATCAAACCAATGCCAGAAATGTGAATCCTGGGGATAACCAGCTTCTTTAATTTGTTTGGCGAGTTCTGGTGAGACGACTTGTTGTTCTAGTTTCATTGTCCATCTCCTAATAAAGTACCTGATTCAAACTTTTCAAATACTGTATATTGGCCGATTACTATATAGGGCAAGAACACCTCTTCTAGTTTAACCATCTCTGTTTCAACGAGTGCAATTTGAGCGTCAATCCAGTCAAAGATATTTTTCCACGCTGTTCGCTTAACTTGATCAAGAGCTTGGTTATTTAGTTGATTAAGTCGTGCCCCATACATTACCGCTGCCACACCTTCTATTCTGGCTGGCAATCTAATTGGCAATAAACCTTTAGGTGAATTTATTAAAAAAGTAATAGCAACTGGTTCACCATCTTTGTAATCAATCATGATCTTTTCAGCCTTTTTAGAAGCTAAAAGTTGTTGAATATGATTGAGAGATTTGGTGACAGTATCTCTGCTCGTATAATTTTTGATGTTTTTTCTCATAATACCTTTGCTATGCTCCAAACCCTTTTTCAGCTAACCTCAATACGCTCTCTCTTGGTATACGATTATCACCTCGAGAATTAATCTTGGTGGATTCCAAATGACCTCTTTTGATCCAACGTTTAACAGTAAGTGGTGTCACTCTAAAGATTTCTGCTGCTTCACAAGGTTTTAAGAGCTTCGGCATATTCTCAATAGTGATGGATGGCTTTACTTGATCGTTGTCGTTGTCGGGTATGAACATATTAGTTTTTCCTTTCAAACATTTTTAAAACTTCTTCTTTTTTAATTCGAATATCTCCTCTGCTGTTAATGTTCATTGAGGCAATAGCTCCTTTCTTAGCCCATCGCTTCACAGTAAAAACAGAAACTCTGAGATATTGAGCTACCTCCGCAGGTTTTAATAAATCTGGTAATTCTTCAAGCGTCATTGGCTGAGGATTAAGTCCAATTAGGTTTTTAGTGTTTTCATTAGTCATAGTTTCTCCAAATAAAATTTCAAATAATTACAAAATTTCTGAGGTTGATATAAAACCTCGTACTTTGGCGATGAGTTTTTTCGTCGCCATAATGTCGCTCATGGCATCATGAGCCTGAATTTCGATCCCAAAGTGATTACAAACCGTAGACAGTTTGTAGTTTTCCAAAGCAATCATTTTATGTGCGTCCATAAATTGCAGAATTGGCAAGGGATCAATTGCCTTCCAATTGCAGTACGAACCAAAGTAGTTATTTCCGTTCTTTTTAAAGAAATTACCCAAGAAATCCAGGTCAAATCGCACGTTGTAGCCAGCAGGGTAAAATTTGTCTGTACGATCAAATTTACTAATATGTTTATCAAGCATCGCTAGAAAACTTTTGTAGGCTTTATCAGGCGTAGGGAACGTTTTAAGTTCTTCTAAACTAATACCCGTTACCTCTAAAGCTTCTGGTTCAACCGTGTCCCAGTTTATTGGCTGAAGTCTATAGTTGAACTCTTCAACGATATTTCCATCAATTTCCAAAGCTCCAGAGAGCTGGGTAATATCATTCTTCACGGCATCTCTTCCTGTGGTTTCTACGTCGAAATATAAAATTTTCATTTAAGCCTTTATTGTTTTAATGGAACGTCACACATAAATGTGAGTAGCTCCCTACTTTGATACGTTCGAAATTGCCCATGGTTAGCCTGACACGACTCAAGGGCACCACATGTATTCATAACAAGGGCAGGCTTATCGCTTATCTTTGAGAGAATCATGAGTGCCCCAAAGCAGAGAACCGTCAGGACAATTCGACAAACGAATGAAATGAAGTAATCTACTTTATTGAGTCTGTCGGTGTTCACTAGGCCTCCTTTTTCTTAGAAGCTAAGTAACCTCGTTTGCTGTCACAAATGCTTCGGTAATGAGATGAGCAAAAATGATAGATTTGCTCAGTTTTCTCCATACTTAGCGGACGTTTTACGATCTCACTAAGAACTTGCTTGATCAGTTTTTGCCTGCGTGGGCTCATCTGAGCAAAATTAGGTTTAAAGAGTGCTGTGGGCATACAGCCTTTCTACGAACTTTTCAGTCCGTGGTTATAAATATGGAAAAAGTAATTCAATTTGCCTTCGTCATCTAAATTGCCTGGATAATCAATTAAGTACGAATACGCTTTTTCTAAATTCCCCGCATTTTTTCCTGACTGAGCATCCTTGAAGACTTTGAACCACCTTGATCGAGTTATTCCTTCTAGATTGAGATGAAGAGCTTCCATGTATCGTATTGCTTTGTCTTGCCATTCAGTTGAAATCTGGGAAGAAGGTTGAGTAGTTTCAAAGCTTCTTTTATTTAAAATCTCTCTAATGTCAGCTACTCTTTTGTTTTTTACTGGGCTCGCGACAGCGATGCCAGTACTTAACTTCACTTCACTTCCCTTATCTTCACTTCTCTTCACTTCAGACTCCATTTGGATTCCATTGTCTTCCAATTTGGAAATACTTGTTTCCATTTTGGAATTTACACTTTGATTAATTAAAGTTTCCAGGCTATCCCAACTCTTTTTAGGATCTTTGTTCAAAGGTATATTCACAATTGTTTGTGGTTGACGATCCTTCTTTAAAGTTTGATGTTTGTTGAAATCGACAATGTAGTAATATTCTTTGGATTCAATCGTGACCGCTTTAAGTAGGCCCACCCTCACCATGTCTTCCAAATGGAAACCAATGTCTTCCATAGTTATCTCTTCCATTGGCATGACTTCTGCTTTAATAGTTCGAGCAGAGCCAGGAAGAAGCCCAAAATCGTCAGCGTGAGGGATTGCCCATGTATAGAGCAACTTTGCTTTATCACTCTTTAAATCAGCCACTTTCTCAGAAACACTGATTTTTTTATCAATCATTCGTTTTTGTGCCATATTAGTTCAGTGCTCCTTGTGATTGGGTTTTGTTACTACATACTTGTTTGAACCGCTCGCTGAGACTAAACGGAGCCTTTTCTAGAGGTGCTGAAGGTCTTGGCTCTGGTTCAGGGAAGTTAATCTCCTCAAGTTTCTTCCAACGATCAAGATCGAGAAGAGGTAAGTTCTTGGGCTCATTAATCAATGCCTTTTGTTTAGCTTCAAAATTCTTAATTGGAAGAATGTACTGTTGGTGATTACCGTACGAAACCATAATCCCCTTCGTAGTGAATGAGGTAGGTTTTGCGTAGTACAAAAGACCACTAGATTTGAGTCGATAAATAATTTGAGGGCGAAGTTTAAGCTCTGAAAAAACTTCGAGAATTTGTTTAGCTATTGAATAGCCATTGAACTTTCTCCAGAGCTTATTGGGGTTCATGTCGGCGAGAAATACAGGCTTTCCATCAAGGTAGAAGAATTTTCCTTGAGGTTCTCGTCTTTTATTTCCGAATGAATCGGTATACCAAATGCATAGTACGGCAGGTCTCAGTTTCATTAGGTCCTTTCACACCCGGTGAGAGGTATGAGGGCAGCAAGGCCACTAATTAATAATTTTTTTACTCTTCAATTTCTTGTCGTTCGGCTTGTTCTTCTTCGATTACTGACAACTCGTCATCGATCACTTGAGTTAATCTGGTCACTTGAGTTTTTGTGAGCAGCTTCAGCTCTTTAACAGCATCAATTCCAGGTTTTAAGAAGTTCCAAACCTTATCGGAAGTTGTGTCAGACATTGGAGCTCCTTTCTAAAATCTCAGGATTCTCGTAAATATTTCCTACGATTTCGAGCTTCTCCCACAGATCTGTTACAAACAAAGCTTTTAATCCAGGGATTCTCATCATTCCCCATCCACACATACTTGAGTTGTCTACCCAAATAATCTTGTAGAGGGTTCCTGAGGGGGTGGTAACTAAATCACCCCCAAATATTTCATGACCATTTAAGTCGAACTTGCCTGTTGAGAAACTCACAATTGAATATTTATCTTCAAGGTTGATGTTCGCTGAACTAAGCTCAAATGAATCTGGATATAACAGTTCTTTTGTTTCTTTCATGAAACAACGTGCTTTTATTGATTTATTCATTGGACTCCTTTGTGTTAGCTTTTTTTGCGGCCTCTAAACCGGCTTCTACTTCCTCGGCAATTTGGTCTCCATCGATTCGACCCAACTCTTCTTCTGATGGTTCAGGAGGAGCATCTTCGTAGGTTTTGAGCTTGGAGATAGCTGCTTGAGCTTGTTTAAGGGTTAATTTGTCTAAAGATTCGACTTTATAAAATTCAAGTAATGGCTCTTTTCTCTTTCCCTTAACATCTAAAAGCTTTTCCAGTTCCATTAGTTGAGATTCTTGGATCAAGATTTCAGTTACTCCACTCTCAGACCAGTTCTTGAGAATCAAACCTGTTTCAGGTGAAATTACGAACTCCGGCTTGTCCATAAAAAGGCCAGTTCTGTCTTTGCTCGCCACAGCATAGTGATTTTGAGAAATGGCAAACGATAGGGTGAGTTCGTACTCAAAGCCTTCTCGAGTAATTTCTTTCAATCCTGCCTTTTCAACTTTAATCTTGCCGTTATTGTCTTTGGTCATCTCGTAATCTTGTTTTCTTCGAACAGTCGTGATGATATGAGCTGTGCTTTGCAAGATCGATTCAATAAAGGCTGTGTGTCGAGGAGTAACCTTGGACCAGTCCTGATAGCGACCGCCTAGTTTTTCGACGATTTCAAGACAGCCACCCTTTCCATCCCACTCATGAGTAATTGAGTCAATGATGATGACCTCAGCTCCGGCTTCTTCACATGCTTTTACGGCTTCAATGTATCTTTCTGGAGAAAATGGCGCCGTTAAAGGTAAAACGTTATAGTCACCCAAATGGTCATAAAGGTCAGCTGATCCATTTTCAGTATCAATTACGCAAATCTTGTCCCAGCTTGTTAATCCACTGGCTAAGAGTAGGGCTGAGAAGGTTTTTCCAGATCCGCTCGTACCAGCTAGACCCATTCTGAGTTTTGCTTTTTGCTTTTGTGCTTTTCTAAGTTGCATTTTCGGTTGCGCCTGTGTTATGTTTGACATAGTTAATTCCTTGTAATTACTTCCCTAGCGCCAACTAGGGATTTTTTTTATTTCATCGAGTTGACCAAACTCTCTTCGTGCTTTTTTCACCCACCAGGCATAATAGCCACTTTTGTGTAGCGACCTGTTGAGTTTTGCTGGTCTTACTGAAGAGCGGTGTCCGTATGTCTTGCATCCGCACTTCGGTAATTTCTTTTTGTTTTGAACTCTCCTTTTCATTTTTAATAATGTGTTTAATACCAACTTGGGACATGACAGGTGGCATGATTTGAACCTTTAGACTCTCTTAAAATAGGTCCCCACTCCAAAGCTCTACCGTTTGCAATAGCCCAAGCTGTAGTTCGAGCTGCTTCTTTGAAGTCATATCTGCTACCAATTTCAGTGGCATGACCTTCTTTGATCATTTGCTTTCGCATACCGACCCAGGTTGCTTCGTGGAACTGAAATGGACCACCGGCTAAACCACCGTCTCCATGACCTTTGTCTTCTCCATGCTTGGATTCTTGATTGGCCAGACAATGCATTATTTTTCGACCCTCAGAAGATCTTTTAGGTAGAAACTCATCCACAGCCTCAGCAATCCAGGTGTCAACGTTTTGGTTTTTATCGATGACTACTGTATTGGTGTAGATAGTTGAAGCGTTGACAGGTAAAGGACTAATTAGTTCAGGGTTATATTGGCCATACATCATTAACCCCATGCTTACTGACAGGAAGAAACTGAAAACAGCGATGGTTTTAAATCTGTTGAGAGTTTGTTCCCATGGGTATTCGTATTCAGATCCGCCAACATAGTTCACCAAAACCATATTTTTGTTGTGGGCTAGTCTTGATTTAGCTTTCATTTAAACCCCCTTCCATCCGCGGCGCTTTTTTTCGTCACGAACGATGTTGCCGATGCGGGCAACAGTTAAGTTGTATTCAAGGGATAGCTGGGTGTATGAAAGTCTGTTTTCCTTGCGAGTATTTTTCTCGAAAATTTCGCCATTACGAGTTACTTCTCGCTTGGATGAACTGGATGTTGTTTGGTGTGACAT